CACCCCAAATACTGGTTCGGTTCAGAGGATTTCAAATACGGCATGGCACGTTGTTGGGACAGACCAAAGACGTTCATCTTCAATACACACAACTTCGCAGACGATAAACCAACTGGAAGATTTGTCTTTTTCGACCTTGATGTTATCATCCAAAATGATTTGTCACCAATAATCACTTATGACCTAGAGAATCCTACCAAGTTACGCTCGTGGTGGCAAGATCCTCGACCCATGAAGTCTCGTAACTTTAAGTTGGCGCATGGCGCATATACCAATGGTAGTTGTATGGTTTGGTCAGATGATCAGACAGAATGCATTTGGCATGATGTCTTAGAACACCAAGAGCGTATTTGGTTTACATTTACAGATGGAACAGACAACTATCACAGTTGGCGCTGGGGCGACTTTAGTGACACTCCACTATGGAGACACTTCCCAAGCACATTTGCTTATTCATACAATCGTGGTCGTAACTGGCACGAAGGGGATTTAGAAGTAGGCATATATAGAAAGGATTGTATCCTTTGTGTGTTTAATGTTGACCTACTTCCGTTTCAGGATAATAGTAGAGGCAAAGTGAAACAGGAGTCGCTCGTCGACCCCGATCTTTTAAAGCATTGGAATATTTGATGATTAATATTTACACAGTGAAGTGGGGTGGTAAATACGGACCAGAACACGTCAATCGTGTGTTCGAACAATGTAAAGAGCACATATCATCTGAGTTTAAGTTTTACTGTTTGACTGAGCATCCACTAGAACTAAATCCGGAAATTAATGTTATCCCATTACCAGAAGATAATTATTATGAGAAGTGGTGGAACAAACTTCATTTATTCGATCGTCGAGTAATCAGACAACAGGGTGAAAAACTATTCCTAGATTTGGATATTGAACTCCAACAGAATATTGATTGCATTGTGGACCACGATCCTGAGGATGGTTTGACATTTGTTCGCACTCACTGGCATAACATGAAGAAGATGAAGGAAGATACAAAGGATACCCCTCACAAATATACAGATCTAAATTCTAGTGTTCTGAGATGGAACGATAGAATGGACGTCAATAAGATTACCAAGTTCGTGCGGGATTATCCCGACCAGATGTTTTATTATTATCGCGGTCTTGACAATCTATTCGGTCACCAAAGAGAACGACTGTTGAAAATTAATTTTTTCCCAGATGGTTGGGTGTATAGTTACAACCATGGTTACATTTGGCCGACAGATGTGAGAGAACAAGTTTTACGCGAAGAACCACTTATTTGCTTATATGATTCAATGGAAAGACCACAAGATGTTAAACTATAATTATTTGAATAACTATCGGAACTGGGGCGACGGTCTAGAAAAGATCGCGCACGAGATGCCATGGAAGCACGAGGATTTCCGCAAGTCCATGAATCCTAATACAATGGACGCTGCTATTTGGTTAGTAGAAAATCTACAGAGACTTACTCGAGGGCCAAAGCAGTTAGACATTACAATTCTAAATTCTTGGTTAGGATTTCCTCTTGTTCCTTTACTCTGCGAAAATCTAAATATCAAGAAGATTAACTTAATCGATATTGACAAAGACGCATTAGAACTATCAAAGGTATTCAATCGTTACTATAATAACGAGAAAGGTATCGAACTCAATCACATCAATTGGGATATTCCTTTTGCATATCATGATATCAATGCTCTAGAAACTGATGTGGTTATTTCTCTTTGCTGTGAGACCATGTATCCTCTAACTAAAATGACCACTGCAAATCCAGATTGTATCTTTGCCTGTCAGTCGTCTAATGTATTCAAAGAGATGTATGGAATTAACTGCGTCCCGTCGATTGAAGAGCACATAGAAAATGTTGGTGTTACCGATGTTTTCTATCAGGGGCAGATCGAACAATCATATTGGTCTTGGGATGGTAAAGTAAACTTCGACAGATTTATGGTAATAGGGAAGAAATAATATGGGAAAGGCAAGAGTAGTCGCACCACCACCGCAAGATTATATTCCCGAACCATTAGTAGCGCCCCTACCTCCGCCAGAAATTGTTGAGGAACCAGAGTGGATAGAGGGCAATCTAGAAGAAGAAGTTGAACAAAATGAACCCTCCCAAGAAGAACTTGAGAGGGAACAAATTGCACAAGAAAAATATGAAGAACTGCAACGCAAGAAAGTAGAAGAAGAAACTAGAGTTTCTCTAGAGTTGCAAACTTTGCGCGAAGAAAATAAAAGACTTGCTCGAGAAAAAGAAGCAGCAGAAAGGGCAAGAGAAGAACAAATTCTCAAAGTGCGTCAACAGGCAACTGAGCAGGGTGGCAGTCAGTTGAATATGGTGCAGGCACGGAAACCTACCTTAATTAGTAGGATTAAAGATTTCTTCAGACGTAGAAGAATTCAACTTGCTACGATTCCTCGGGCAAATTACGAGCAAGCAATTATTCATCAAGCATCAGTAGCAGTACCAAAGATGCTCGATGAAATCGAAAAGATGCACGAGAGTTTGACTATACTTGAAGAACTATTAGCGAAACACAGAGAACGCGAGAAGGTCAAGCAAAGTGAGAAGCATCCTCGCCAGTAATATCTTCAATCATTGACCGCCAAATTTCGAGGTGAGGAACTACGTAACCTAGTGTTAGTCTTTTGGCAGTGTTGCCGCAGCAGTGATAGATGATTTTATTTGGATCGCTACGATCGCCGAAGTATCCAACCTTACACGACCATCCTTTTGGATCGACCATAGTAACAATTTCTTTTGTTACTGGATCTAGGTAACGGAAGAATCCGCCATTTTCTTCTGAGTTATATGTGATGAGAATATTATACCCCGAAGCATTCCAATTTGTATGCCAACCCATGAATGCATTTTCTGGGTAATATGTAAACACAGCGTTATTTCTAGCACCAAGATAGTTGATCAACTCGTAGTTAGTTTCTTGCTGCCTCTTACTATATTCCAGAGGAAACCACGGTTGTCCATGCGCTTGTGACATATCGGTGCACCATGCGACTTCTGGGAACCCAACGTGTCGATCGCCCTTACCGACAATATGATTCATATACTGCTCGTCCGTAGCAGTCTCATAGGTAAGACCGCCTGCACGTTGCCTTTGATGCTCTTCTGGTCCAAGCACCAGATGTTGATCGTTCTGTGCAAAAAACCATTCTGTAAATGGATCTAAAATATCTGTAAGATCTTTAGAGATTGAATTTGTAAATGTTAGCATGTTTAAACCTTTTAATCCACTAATCCAGGTGGAATCGTATAATGATAGATTACTCTTGGTTGTCCTTGTAGTTCTTCTTCTCTATAACCAACAACAAAATTCCAACGTGCGTCAGGATCAGGGAATCTACCAGTCTTGACGCCAAAGTCAAACAGATTCAACAACCTCCACATCGTGAAGGTGTCCCATTCTATCGCACCAGCGGGATAATGTTTACGATCCCAGTCAGGTTTATTCTGTTCCCAGTATTCATCATACCAAGCACGCATTAATTTTAGGGTCTGTGGATTATTACGGTAAACGAAAATGCCGCAATGCTCAGTCATCTCTTCAGTCTCAGATAACTTAGTCAGCGCTGCATTGTATGGACGATTAGCAGTAAAGATAACATCGATATCTTCAGGAATCTGATCGAAGATCTTCTGGATATCCTCGTGCTCGACTTCAGTATCACAATCCATATAAACAGTCAAGTCATATGGAGTTTGGTCGAGCGCCCACAATTTAGCACGTTTGTCACGTGGAACATTTTCTGTTACTACGTTGTCGAAGATCTCATAATCATCTGGTTGGACCCATTCTTCGTGTGTGAAGAATGTGATATGTGCGTCAGGGTAAAAATCTTTTAGAGAGATCGCCGAGTTTCTTGCTGCCCTATAGTAACCTTTACGGCGAGTGGCAACATAAAGGAATCCATTATTCGGCATCAACTGCTTCTTGCACAATAGCGTTGTTTGCTTCTTCTTGCATCAATAGCATGACTGTATATGCAGTAACTTCCATGAAAGTCTTGGACTTACGAATCTTAGATTTTAGATCGCGATTCTTCGAGTTCTTGACAACATCGAGTTCGAACGCATCTAGTTTCGCAGCGAACAGTTGTTCCTGTTGCATGCGGGTCTTATCGACCTTCTGGCGTTCAAGGTTCTGCTTAATCTGGTTGTTGCGATCTTCCATACGACGATTTGTGTTTGCATCGATTTGTTCGACACTATAACTACGCATGATTTCTTCGTAATCACGATTAGTCCCATCATTCATGATGGAGGCAGTAACACGCTTATTGGTATCTGGATAGAAAAACTCAGCAATGATATGCTGTCTTTCCTTATTCGCCCAATATGGGTTTTCGATCTTACGTGCAACGGTAGGTGAGGTAGTATTAATCAATTCAATTCTCCATTAGAAATAATAGTCATGGTAACAGTATATATAATAACTGTCATAAAGTCAATAGATTTATCCAGTTTTTACCCACAAATATACTGTCGAGATAGTATCTTTAGTCGCTTGAACGGTCGCACCAGAATAGGTTCCCGAGAATCCCTGACTGTAGTTACCTGAATAGAAACCAGTATACGTAGCAGTTCCTGCATAGAAACCTGTGTAGTTACCAGTAAAGAATCCTGTGTAGTTGCCAGTATAAGTGGCAGTACCTGCGAAGAATCCAGTATAGTTACCAGTAAAGAATCCTGTGTAGTTACCTGTATACGTAGCAGTTCCTAGGTAGTTGCCCGTGAAGTTGCCTGCATATGTTCCAGAGTAGTTTGCAGAGTAGTTCGCTGGACCGATGTAGTTGCCAGTGAAGAACCCAGTGTAGTTACCTGAATAGAAACCTGTGTAGTTTGCAGGACCGATGTAGTTACCCGTAAAGAATCCTGTGTATGTTCCGCTGTAGAAACCAGTATAGTTTGCAGGACCAGTATAATAACCAGTGAAGTTTCCTAGATAGTTACCAGTGTATGTGCCTTGGTAACCACCAATAGGAGCGTAGTTTCTAGAACCAGAGAAATATCCTGTGTATGTTCCAGCATATGTTCCAGCATATGTTCCAGCATAGTTTCTAGAACCTGAATAGTAACCCAAGTAGTTACCCGCAAATGTTCCAAGATAGTTGCCAACAAAGTTTCCACCGACGAATCCGCCATAGTAGAGCGTATATGTACCCGCAAAGTTTCTTGAATAGTATCCTAGATAGTTACCAGCGTAACTGGCAGCATAGTTTCTGGAACCAGCGTAGTATCCAACATAGTTTCCTGAGAAGTTACCAGCATAAGAACCAGCATAGTTTCTGGAACCAGCGTAGTATCCAACATAGTTTCCTGTGAAATTGCTTGCATATGTTCCAGCATATGGTGCAGTGCCCAGATATGTTCCAGCGTAGTTACCGCTGAACCCACGTGAATAGGATCCTGAATATGGTGCGGTGCCAGCATAACTGCCAGCATAACTACCACTGAATGCCCGTGAGTATGATCCAGAATATGGAGCAGTACCCGCATATGTTCCTAGGTAGTTACCAGTAAAGTTACCAGTGTAAGTTCCGGAATAGTTTTTTGGACCTACGTAACCACCGCTGAAGTTGTTTGCATATGAACCAGAGTATCCACCAGAGTAATTCGCTGGACCTACGTAACCACCACTAAAGTTATTTGCGAACGATCCAGAATAGGTTCCAGAATAGTTTGCTGGACCTACGTAACCACCAGCATAGT